CTCTATTTATACAAAAGGGGCGACCAAACACAAAAAAAGAGAGTGCCATTTCTGACACTCTCTCCGTCTTGCTACTTGTTAGTCTTTTTATGTGCTGTTATCTACTCAAAGAGTCTTTCTCCACAAAGGACTACCTAACATACCTTATTCATTTGCCAACTTTTGAAAGTATGACATTGCATCATCATCATCGTCATCAACAGACGCTGGTTGTGGTGCTGGTTCAGACTTAAAGGTAGGTGTGAAGTCTGTTTCATCTTCATCTACCATCTGAGCCGCAGTCTTACCTGTTGCAACCGTTCCAGTGAGAACTGCATCTAAACGAGTTTTCAGTTCATCATATGACTTGAAGTTTGTCGGCGCAAGGAAATCTGCGAGAGAATATTCCTTGTTGTAAATTGCCTCCATCTCCTCATCTGATGGTTTCAGTTGAGACTGTGACTCGAACTCTGACTTATCATAGTTCCAGTAACCGTCAACCTTACGAATTTTCAGTTTGAAGTTTGCACCTTCCCACAAATCAAATGGGTTGATTGGTGTTTCATCTTCAAACGCAGGCTGCATTGCCTCCATCAGTTTGTCAAAGATTTTCTTACCAAACTTGTAGAGCATAACTTTGCCCTCATTCTCTGGATTGGCAGAGTCTTGAACGACATAGATGTTTGCGTAGTATTGCAGTTTACGTTTCTGCTTTCGAGCAATCTCTTTATCACTCTCAACACCAGAGTTCCACAACTGAGTGTTGTACTCAGATACAGGATCTTTTTGGTTGAGTGTGGTTAGAGAGTTCTCAATATACCACTGTCCAGTTGGGCCTTGGAATGCGTGATTCCAGACACGAACCCAAGGCATCTCTTCATTCACTGGTGCTGGAAGGAAACGAATGATTGCCATACCGTTACCTGCCTTGTCAACCTGTGGTTTCCAGAGCCGTTCATCAACGTATGATTTCTTCTCAGTTGTAGGGGATTCGTCCTTTTGGACTTGTTTTAGTAGTTTGTCCAGAGAGTTCTGGTTGCGTAGTGCTGAAATAGACATATTTTTCTCCGTATGTTTTCGTATGTTTACTTGTTTCACAGTATTCATAATATAAGCTTATTTATATCACATCATATGTCCATAGTCAAGAACTAAATTCAAATTTTCTAGCTCAATATATTGGACATTATCATGCTCTCTCCACTCTTCAACGAACTGACAAGTATCATCCGTTCCAAGTGGGGCAGGATTCACTTTCCAAAACCTTACGTCTGGATAATCAGTAAAGTTTTGTTTGTGTTGGACAATCCAATTTGTGGATGGTGTTACAGCAGAATCGCTTGTTAAGTAATTGTCTGTATCCTTATACACATTATTGACTTGTCCTGTAGAACTTCCTAGATCAAACCCTATCAGAAATACATCTGTGGGGTTCTCATTTTCTAGAGCCATTCTTACTGCGATTGGCCCTGCACTCCAACCACCGTATTCTTCTGGGATTATATAAACTTCATCCCTTCCTTGTTCTTCACACCATGTAACCCATCTATGATGTTTTAATAACAATTGGTCAATTGTTTTCTGGTCAGAACCAGCATCCACATGATGTTCATACATTTGTTTCATTTGATTTGGATCAGTGCCATTTAAAACAAATGAAGTTCTATCATCTCTTGGATTAGAGATTGTGAACCCATCTCTATCGAACTGAGTTCCTTGCACAATCATATTGTACATATCGCCAGGCAGTCTTGTCCATGAACGAAAGTAACTCTTGTTTCTTTGTGCATAACCAGAAGTGTACACTTCATGCATCATACCACCGTCAACAACAATAAGTGCATCTGGTGTAAAGTCACGATACAATGCATTACAACCATAAATCTTCCCACGTTTTTTCAAGGCTTTCAGGTCAACAGATTGTCTTGATTCACCGTTACCTAGTGCAAATACTGCTTGTGTGCGTGTTGCATCCATATTGTTAAAATCCACTTTTCGTTATTACCAATGACAGGCGAACCACCATGTAGTGTGTAACTGTCAATCTCTTTTCCAAAGTCATATTGAAAGTATAGAAGAGAACCCATTTTGGGTTTAACTGAGATATTCAATTTGGGAAAAATGGTTTCACCCCCTTCAGCAACGTCATTCAAATAACATATCGCAGTGGCTCTTCTATTCTTAGTTCTTGTACCCATTCCATCATAATGTGGGCGGTACTCTTGTCCTTCTTTATAATTGATTACAATACTATCTTCAAATGTAAATTCACCAACACCAAAGAACTCTGATACCACACCTCTGTGGTAATCGTTCGATTCACATTTTCCTGATGGGATGAATACTTCAGAACTTGTTCTGCCACCATCTAGAACATCGCCGCTCTTTTCAGCAACCATTGATCTTTCCAACAGTGGTTCTGCATAGTCGATAATTCTATGACAATCTCTTGGCGTCATAAAATTTTCGACATATGCAATTAGTGGTTCATCCCACAGAATATCTTCATCATTTAGATACATTTAAATTTCTCATTAATGGAAAAATCTTTGCAATCTCTTTTGCACACGAATTCGCCACTTCCATGTGTTCCTTTTGTGTACCGTTTTCACTTCGTAGTTCGATATAGTGAATCCATGAACGTAGAGTACCATTCATATACAGTCGTGTCTTAGTTAATCCTTCTGGCAACACCGCACGAGCTTGTTCTTTCGCAATACCATTTGCAATCGCCCATTCATAACAGGCCTTTGCTTGATTAATAACGCCATGCTGTCTACGCCCCCATTCAGCAATCAAGTCTTGAATGTCTTGTCGTTGTTGAATGGATGGGTCATTTTCAATTTCAATAGAGTTCTGTCGATTAGTCGTATCTTGTAGACGACATTCACGAACAGTAAATTCATTACCCATTGCAGACGGTTCTGCATATCGTTGACTAAACTCTTGGAAAGAGAAAGAACGATGACGCACAATCTGGTGTGCAATATCACGAGTTGTTTCGATTTCAATACAAGCACTGACCATTTCTAATGGACTCCAGTGTTTGTGTTTGACTAGATACTTGATAAGTTTCTCAGAAGTTTCATGGTTCATCTGATTAGCAGGATTGGATACACGAGCACAATATGCAATCAGTTCTTGAATATCTTCACCAACTACTAGAGAGTCTTTATCCGTTTGACTGTAACTAATCAACCTTGCAGCTGTTAGCATTGGTTTTACTTCCTTATTCTGTGTCACCATCATCTTCTTTCTTTGTCAAACTCCAACCACCACTTGGCAGTTCTTCCCATATTAATGTATCACCTATATCCCAACCAACTTGGTCAAGAGAGCCTGGTGGAAATTCTAGGAACAAGTCCTTTGTCTTTCCATCCTCTTGGATTGTTACCAACCAAGAATTTTGTGACAATTGTTTATATTTCATAATACACCTATTCAAAGTGAGCAGTTTTAAATCTTGCTCAGGATATTTACTTAGTGTTTTACACGGCGTTGTGGCCGGTAATTTGCACTCTTATTAGCGACTTCTGCAAGTCGTTTGGAAAGTTCTACATCACGCTTCTGTAGTTCAGCGCAATCAAACTCAAGAGACTTTACACGAGCAGTTGCTTCTTCAAGCTTCGCACGATAGAAATCTCGTTCCCTAATAAGTTCATTCGATTCGTTTGAACGAACTGGATCTGGAAGCTGTACTTCAATATCCATTAGAATGTCTCCTTCACTAGTTGGAGTAGTTTCGTTTTACATTTCTCCTTATCATAAGAAAGAAATGCGCCGTATTTGACGATCAATCGTCTATTGTCTGGCCATACTAAATCATCTTTCATACCCTCATCAAAGCGTTTAACATAGTTCAGTAACCCTTGTAGGATTACCATCGTTTCCAAACTAATCCTCTTTGCGAGGAAGTTCTTTAATAATACAGGATGTTGTCCTGTTTGTAAAGAGAAAATATCATCAAAATGTGATATTTGCCCAAATAAAAATGACATATCTGTGATAAAATTATATGTCAGTGATTGTTTATATTTCTTCCAGTTGTTGTAATTAGTTTCGTTAAAGTCACCTAACCAGCCTTTTGGACTTTGCACGAAATTACTTACAAAGTAATCTTGTGTAGACTCATCATATTTTCTTGCAACACGAGCAAAGAAGTTTCTATCTTTCCTTTTTAAGAACGATGCCTTGGTTGCAGAGGTTCGTCCACCATACCTATTGTAATCGTAATCTGTTGTAAAATGTAACTTGAGACCAAGATACATCTGGTAGGCCTCCCACGCTTCCATTGGAAACTCCTTAGATTGGTAGGGTTGCTACTTTCGGCAAGAAGTTCAACTCTCTTGCATCTGCTTCTAATTTTTCTTTGAGGGGTTTTGATATGAGCGGTGCGATAGCATCCGGCTCCATTTGGTTTTTCTCACAATAATCTAGGATTGCATCCATATAACTGACACCACCCTGACTCACGATACCTTCAATAACCATTGCAAATTTCTTTGGTGTCATCACTGATATTTTTTCTAGATTGTTCATCATATTCCTTTCATTATGTATGGGGGGCAACCGGCACCCCCCACACTTATTAAGCAGAGCACTCAAATATACGCCGAGTGTTGCAACGCATCCCTCACCGTAGGGACACACGGGCTTATTGAGGAGCCACCCTATGCCTTCTTACTGATGTATTCGTAAAGTTCTGTTGCCTTTTCGATTACTTTAGTAGGATTATACATGTCTGGGGTGTACTTGTCAAGAGTTTCTTTAATATCTTTTCCAGACTCTTTTGCTTGATCGATCATCTGATACATAAGTTGTTCTTGTAGGTTCAACTGTTGATCCATCATTTCTTTCGCCATCTTGAGTGTTTCAAGACGAATTTCAAAGGGGTTCTTGTTTGCCATCACTTTGCTGCCTTGGCGAATAGTTCGCCTGTTGCATTTGCAAGTGAACTGACTTGCTTAACCGTTTCTTTGGTAAACGTGGTTTGTGTTTCAATGAAGTCGAGCATTGGTTGGCTCATTGTCTCATCTTTAACCCAAGTGTTTACCCAAGATTTCTTTGCGTTTTGGATTGTATCAATCCACATGGTAGTCATGTATTCGTTACTTAAATTGAACATTTTTGTTCTCCTGTGTTGTGTGTGTGGTAGGTTATTCTGTTACTAGGAAACCTACCGAAACCCTATCAGATTATGCTGCTAGAGCAAAACCTTGAGGTGCAAAATTATCGTTTGCATTTAGTTTAATTGGACTATTAGGCATCCATCCCACAGTTCTACTCGCATCTATTCCCATCAGTCGATCCTAGTTCGCCCCCATCAAATATACTCTAGAAAGTATAATTTCATTTTATACTCTACAGAGTATATTTGGTGGAGGCGATGGGTACTGCCCCCATGTCCTGTCTAAGCGTTGAATTGTATCAACAAACTGTACTTTATTTATACCACATGAACTCTTTATTGTCAATAATTAAAGTGGCGTTTCTTGTATTACAGGGCCCAGATTACCACCAGTTGAAACAATGCACCCAACTTCATCATTCATTCTAAACACGAGTGTATAGTTGTATGTTGTTGGATTTGCAAATAAGTACATCTTATGTGGTGCCATTTGGAACTGTTTTACAATCATATTCATAGTGAACGAAAGTCCTTCTGAAGATAGAAATGGAATTTCGTTGTGTTCATTTTTCATCTTCTCTTTGAGTTGCATGAAATCATAACAACTCAAGTTAAGGATCATTGTTCCTTTTAGGTCAGGGCCCTTTGGTGTCTCTTGTGCAATTGCAACATTAAGTGGCAGTAGCAGACTCAGAGACAGAACCAGTTTGCGTAGCATCTTCCTTCTCCCATTCGGAGACAAACTGTTCTATAGTCTCAACAAGTAGAGGCAGATATTCATGCTTCTCTTTAATAAACTCTTGAACTTGTCCATCTTCTGTTACAACAAGAATAACGATTTGGTTAATCTCAATTCCTGTTCGTTCTTCAAACATCTCTGCATATGCAGAGGCCTGAATATAGTATGACTCGTTATACTCATCATTCCGTTCAGAACGAGAAGTTTTAAAGTCAATAATAGATGGGACGCCATTGTATTCTGCAATACAGTCAACTCTACCAGCAACCTTGTACTTGTCGCTCCACAATCCACACTCTTGTGCGAAAATATTATTTATATTGCTTTCAAGTACTGGTTTTAGTTGTGAGAACAAACACCAAGGCAAGAACTCACGATTGTCTTGAACCACCTCATTGTTGTTCAGAAAGTCCTCACACATTTGGTGAACTTTCGTACCACGAGTTGCGGCTGTTCGTGCAATGTAGTTTGCAACATCTTCCCCTACACGTTTACGCCACTCTGCAAGTCCTTCACGTTTACGAACATTCAGAACTGTTGTGATAGATGGATAGAGACCATCTGGCGTGACATAGAAACGCTTACGGTTTACGTTCTTGGTTTTTACTTCTGGGATATCTACTGGTTTGTGTTCAAACATAATCTTTTCCTCACATATTTAGCATAGTATATTCAATTTACAAGGTTAAGTCAAGAGATTTATCGACCCTGCCCACGATACTTTTTAAAACTTTTTCTCTTGTGCTTGTTCATGGAAGACCTCTTTACCATTGATGGGTTTCCACTACTTGAGGACTTCTTCACATTTGGTTCGTGAATGTAAGTCCCTATTGCCACTTTAGCCATTGCTATCTTCCTGTCCTGTTTTAATTTTACTGATAAGGTATTCTTTCACCATACCAGAACGAACAATGTCGCCAAGGTTAAATTCAATTGTAGAGAAGGAGGGCATACCTCTAAGAATTTTCATAAAGTGTTGTAGTCCTGACTTCTCTGATGATTTCTGCAAATCAGTTTGGAAGAAGTCACCACAGAACATGATTTTTGAATCCTGTCCCACACGAGTGATGATTGTATCCAATTCGTGGAAGTTGAGGTTCTGAGCCTCATCCACAATAATGATTGCATTATCAAGTGTAATACCACGCAAGAATGAAGTTGTAAGGAACATCAATGAACCTTGATTCTTCAGTCTATCATAAAGAATGTTGAACGCCTGTTCATTGGGTTGTTCAAACATGAACTTCACCATGTTCTGATATGGAACTTGGAACAATGCCGTCTTGTCCTCTTCATCGCCAGGCAAGAACCCAATCTCACGAGTTGGTACTGCACTACGAACAATATAAACAGTATCGTATTTTGTTTCGTTCCTCAATGCTTCTTGCAAAGCGAGATATAGAGTAATGAATGTCTTACCAGTTCCAGCTGCGCCATAAAGAAAAAGGTTCTTTCCATTCTTGTAATCTTGGAAGGCCTTTCTCTGGTTGTCGGTTGCTGGGTTAACTGTAACTAGATTGTCAATTCTAATATCTTTTGCTTTTGCCATTTATTTTATCACCTTATGTTTTTTCAAAACTTCTCTAGTCTTAATTTCTTTATTGGATTTTTTACCATACCTTTCGGCAAATGGAGAGCCAGGATGTGCCTCTGCAATCCTAGACATATTCTCTTTCCATCCAGAATCATTTTTCATACCACCAGTACCACCAACAATAGATGGAGCTCCAGTAATCAGTTGTTTCATATGGGGGTTGTCTTTTACGAATTCATCTCTTTCAGATATTCGCATAGTCATTTCATAAACGTCACCAGTATTGGTATCTTCAAATGTATAGTTTGGCATAGTCAGTCCAGTATATGTCTCAATTCACTTATCTGTCTTTTGAGTTTGCTATTCTCTTCAGACAATTCCTTTATCCTATTTATGAGTTTATAATAATCTTTAGTTAGTTGTGCCATGTCATTTTGCATAGCATCAAGTCTACCAGATGTTGCTAGTAACTCTCTACGATACAACTCATTACCAGAGGGGTCTAAACTAAGACCACCACCTGATTTTCTGTAGGATTCAAATACTGCATCCCATTCTTCTGGAGTCGCATCATCTATACTTTTTCGTGTTGTCCAATCGCCCACTGGGCCATTGTTTTCACCATAGTTTCCGTATTCGTCAAAACCCTTCTCTTTCATCTTGGCATCCTCTTGTCGATTTTTCCACAACATCCAATCCCAATATCTTTCTGGTTCTTTGTCTATCATGCCACTACATACCATTCTGGTGCAGGCCTACCATTAACCTTACCCTTCCACGTTGCAAGATGTTGTTTATACTTTATATAGTAATCACGATATGCTGTAACTGAACAAGAGTTCTTTACATCATCAGGCATAGCTGGTGTTGGTTGTGTCTTATACCCCACTGGAATGTTCTTAGGAAGTGGACGTAGAAGTTCTGTGTAACCTCTACATGCGTGTTCCTTACCATAACGATATGCATATTCATCAAGTAACGCTTGCCACAACTCAAACAACCAAGTGTAGTTGTTGTTACTAGAACGAACCCACAGATTTGATGGGTGAGTGACATGGGACGCTTTCATCAGTCCTTCTTCCATAACAGGGTCATCCATTCGCCACCGTTTGATTTTACGATTATTCTTTGTGCGTCCATAGTACATTGTACCGTCTAAGATACGATGTGCAGTGGACAGAAGTTGTGGATATTCGATAACCATCTTACGAACATGGCTGTCGTTGTGCATCTTTACACATTCATCAATGTTGTTACTCAGATAGAATATATTCATCAGTCCCACCTATAGAAGATATGATCTTCAATCTCAATTGTTTTTGTCTTTGTCTCTGCCCATGCTGGGCGAACATAATCAGCGTGATAGTGAGTTGCACCTTCAGTGATATCCATAATACTCATTGTACCACTAATAACCAATTCACTCAAGAGTAAAATCTCTTCAAATGTATCTTTATTTTTGATTTCATCACTTTTACCATCACAGTACCAACTGAATTGGCAACGATTACGAACTGGTATCATCTCACCAGTACCCTTCCAACTAGGTCGTGTTGGGCCTTCATAGACTACACCACACACTGTGTTAGGGAATCGTTCATCATTTACACGATTGATAGTTACAGACATAACCGCCAGCTGTCCAGCGGCAGGCTGGTTTCGTGCTTCAAAGTATACGTTCTGTGCAAGACAGTATGCTTCTTGTTGAAAGAATGCATCACGCTCACCTTGTGTGAGTTCATCTGCATTTGCAACTGGCATCAATACCAGTGCCGATGTTAATAGTTCTCTAATCAAAATGGAATCCGATCTTCTGTTAATGAAAGTTCTGCACGATATTCCATCTCTGCTTGACGCATATCGTACTCAGGGCCACGCAAAACTTCTTCTGCGTATTCGCCAAACGAAATACCAAACCGTTGTTTTGCTTTCGCAACAATTACAGGAATAGTTTCAGTCATCTGACCATCACTATCGTAAAAGTTATAAACAAACTCTTCAACGTCCATCATCATATCTTTAACTGCGCCCATTTTCTTCTACTCCATTATATTCACGATATTTAATTTCACCAAGCACTACATCTTCTGCAATACTAAGAACACTTGCAACCTCTGTTAAACCCGCCTTCTCAGCTTCATAATACATTGCAGTCAATTTTATAAGTGTTGTGTTTAAGTCCATTATACAATCTCCTCAAAACCAGCAAACGCAACTTTATACTTCTTAGTTCCCATCAAAATCTGATCACCAACTGAAGTAGAACGAATACCCATTCCATCAACAATCTCACCCATGACAGTTACATCATCATTACCATCTTCTGGCATCTTCAATGACCAACTATCAAAGATGTTCTGTGTCCAACGATAAGCGTACTCAAGAGCCTCTGTACCAACTCGTTCACCAACTTCTACAAACGCAACAGTGCGTGGTGTATCTTCAAACGCTGTGTGAATTACTGCAACTTGTGTCATAATCTATATCCTCTTTTTGATTCTCAACATAGCTAATATAACCTCTTGTCAAGAGGTTGTCAATACCTTTTACAAAATATCTTCATCCCACATTATCATTGCTAGTTTATCTTGTAAACGGTAGGCTTCTTTCTCCCAAGGCAAGTCATAGTAACCAGTACCCTCTTTGACTTTACCCTTTTTCCAACGGATACCATCACCGTCCATCTCATTACGAGCGTACTGTTTAACGTGAACCATCTCGTGGCACACAGTGGTAATGAAATCACGCAAGGTAAGTTGGTTACTGATCTCTAGTGTAAACTGACGGTTTGTATCTTCCATCATACACCAACCAGCAACGTCACCTTTAAGTTTCTTGATTTGAACTTCAATCTCAAAAGTCCGTATACGAGGCATCATTTCCTTTATCATACGCATGACTGTCTTTTCAGCAACGTCACGCTGGAACTTATTGCCACCAATCACTTCAATGTAGTTCATAGA